TCGCCGCCGTCCAACCGTCGCCCGTCGGGTCGTAGTCCGGCCCCTGCCACGCCATCACCCGGTCGTCGAGCACCGGCACCGTCTGCGCCATGTTCGACAGCGTCGGCGTCTCGTGCAGTCGACCATCAGCCCACTCGCCAGCCAGGCCACGACCAGACCACTTCACCGCCTCGACCAGCTCGTCGCCGACCGACACCATCTGAACCTCGGCCCGTTCCGCGATCCACGCCATCCGTGCGGTCCCATCGAGACGACCGAGGATCACGTCGCCCATCGACACCTCACCGCTGTCGTCGTTGAGCTCCAAGAGTGATCCGACGCCAATGCCGTTGCGTTGCTCCTGCCAGGACACGCCGAACGCGCCTGCGATCTCTGCGCCCGACGTGTTCGCCGCGTTGCGCAAGTCCGCAGTGACCTCAGCCGCCAACTACCCGCTCCCAGCCGTGATCGCCAGCTCACCGCGAAGGATGCACAGACTGAACGTCACGACCTGCGCCCCGATCCCCGGGTCTGCTCGCAGATCATCGACCTGCACTGGGCCGTCGTGAGTGGTGCCGGCGACAGCAGTCGTGACCGAACACGTCACGCATCCCTCGGCGTCGCCTGGGTCGTCGAGGATCGCAGTACGCAGGAACAGGATGTGTGACTGCACGGCCGCAACCGTCGCCAGGTGGACGGCCGTGTTCACGGGGTCGCCGTCGGCGTCCCAGCGGCCATCGAGGAAGACCTCCAGGGTCACGTCCCGCGGATCCTTGAAACCGCGAGACCCCTTCTGGCCGTCGACACCGGGACGCGTGCGATTCTTCCGGCGGCGCTTCGCCCCATCGGTCAGCACCCAGCTGTTCAACGTGAGACGACCGGGAGCGTCCAACTCGACGCCGTTCAGGGTGACGAGCCCCCACTCAGGCTGCGGCAGGCCGCTCACGGTCGACCACCTGACCGCATCGCCCGGTCACGTTCCCGTGCCGTGATCGCCACCCCCGAGGTCGCCGTCACGTCGATCACCGGCGGCTGCTGCGGACGTGTCGCCACCGCCGCCATCGCATCGGCAAGAGCGGCGAACTCGGACCGCAACGCCACCAACTGCGCCAGCACCGGATCCAAGGTGAGCGAGGTCGGCGGCTGATCGAGGATCTTGCGCGACGACGCAGCGTCGGCGACGTATCCGTCCCCGCCGAACGTGACGATCTCGGGCCCGTTCTCACCGACCAGGTACGGCATCCCCGCAGTGACCGGACCACCCATCGCGCGCTTCCCACCGAAGGCGGCGTTGGCGAACGCAGCGCCGAACCAGTTCTCGACCATCTGCCGCTGACGGACCGTCACCTCGACCGTCGCCTGACGATCCCGCGCCACCTGGTTCAACGCACGTTCCGCCTCGGCGTAGCGGCCCTGGTCGATCAGCGTCTGCACCAGCGTCCGCACCGGCTCCGACATCTGGTCCTTCATGGCGTCGAACTGCGCCTGCAGGTCCGTCAGGTTGTTCTTCGCGTCAGTCGTCTGAGCGATGACCGTCGTTTCGATCTGGTCCGGGGTGAGCCCGTACAACTCGAGGAGCTTCCCGTACTCCTCGGCGGTCAACTGACCTTGATCGCGCATGCTGGCGAGCACCGCGACGATCCCGTTCAGCGTCGCCGTGGACGTCTTGCCGGTGACGTCCATCTTGGCTTGCGCCTCGGCGAGCGCCTGACCCTGCTCGATCATCTTCTGCAGCGCATCGGCGTTGCGGCGACCCGCCTCGGTGTTGGCGTCGATACCAGCGCCGTTCTTGGCGATGGACTCGATGACGGACTGCTGCGAGTCGAGGTAGCGGCGCTGAGCCTCGTCGACATCCTTGGCGGATCCGGCGATCTCACCGAACTCGTTCGCCAAGTTGCGCAGCTCGCCGATGGCACGGGCCGTCTGGTCGGCGAGGTTGCCGTTGGCGTCGGCCACCGTGCCGACGGCGACGCCCGCAGCGGCTGCCACCTCCGGGAACTGGGCGGCGAGACGGGCGAGGGCGTCACGCTGAGCGTCGAGCCCTGCGGTCGTGTCGCTGGCCGTCGCGATGTCCCTCATGACGTCGGCGGTGCGCTGAGCAGCAGGGATCCCCTTCTCCATCTGCTCGGCGTTGAACGCGATGGAGTCAGCCGTGCCCTGCGCCTCGATGTCAAGGTCTGTCATGGCGTCGATGATGGCGTCGAACTCGCCGGCGGTGATGACCCCGGCGTCGTTCAAGTCCAACATGTTCTTGATGACCGGACGCACCGAAGCGGGGACCTTGTCGAGGCTGTCGCGGAACCGGTCCAGCGACTCCTGATTGGAGCCTCCCCATGTGAACTCGTGCATGACCTGGCGGGCCTTGTCCATGTCGCCGACCGCAGCGTTCACCACCTGCGACACGCCCTCGATCGTCATGCCCGACTTCGAGAACGCATCGTCGAAGCCCTTGCGGGTCTCCAAGATGTTGCGCAGAGCGTTCGCCAGCGTCGGGCCGACAGCCTTGCCCTGCTCGACGATCGACTCCGTCAGCTGCTTCGTCTCGTCATCGACTCGCTGCACGTTGCGCGACCACGCCTCATAGATCCCGACTCCCGCCGTGATTGCTGCGGTGGCGCCGATCATGGCGATGTTGAACCCGCCCAGACCGGACACGAGCCCGCGCAACTCGCCGCCGCTCGACCTCGCCACGCCCCGAAGCGCCTCGAACTGCGACACGCCCTGCGTGGCGGCGATCCCAGCGATGGCCTCGCGGAACTCGCCGACACCCCGAACGGCTGCACCGATGCCGTCAGCGAACCCCCTGATGGAGTCGCCGAAGCGGACAGCTACGAAGGCGCCGATGGCAGGAACGGCGAGCCACAGGTTGTCGGCCAGCAGGCCGACGGCATCAGCGGCGATCCCGATCCCAGTGCCGAGCACATCGAAGATGGGTGGCAGGACCCCACCGGCGATGTCGGCCAACTTCGGCAGCACCGCCTCTACCAGTTCACCGAGCGCCTCGAGGAGTTCCCCGATCGGTGGGCCGAGGTCGTCCATTGCCTCGCCCAACACCGGACCGAGCGTGTCAGCAGCATCGATCACCGCGGAGCCGACATCTTCCAGCGCCGAGGCGAGCCCGCGGGACAGGTTGTCGGTCAAGCGGGATGCCGCCGCCAGGAGTTGCGATCCTGTGCCGGTGGCGAACTTCGCCGCCTCACGACCAAGGTTCACCAACGCCTCGCGACCCTCGTCGGAACCGAGGACCAGGCCGCCGAGTACGCCGGTGATCGGCGAGATGACCGGGACGATCCCGCCGAGCGGGCCGAGGACCGATCGGGCACCGAGCCCGGCGATCGACAGCCCCACACCCGCGATCACGCCCTGCAGACCGCTCGCCGCATCCGAGATCGTCTCGAACGCCGCCGACACACGGCCGAACACCCGGTCAACATCCGCCGGCTGAATGCTGTCGAGGATCGCCGACAACTGGTCCGCCACGCCACCGAGCCCTCCGCCGAGCCCATCGGTCAGCTTGCTGACGTTGCGGCCGATCGCGTCCCATGCCGGGGTCGAGGCGAAGTCGTTGAACACGTTGACGGCATCAGTCCCGGCCTGCACCAGCGACCGCAGCGACGAATCGCCGAGGTCGCCGAGGTTGATGAGGGACGTCTCGACCGACCCCTTGAACGCTTCAACGTCACCCTTGAGGTTGTCGGTCTGCGCCGATGCCATCCGCTGAGCGGCACCCATGTCGTTGACCGCGGCTGTGTACTCATCGACCGCTGCAGCGCCACCCTCCATGAGGATCGACGCCGCACGCACAGCATCGGAGCCGAACAGCGTTGTCAGCGCCTGCTGGCGCTGCGCATCGCTCAGCCCGCCGAGACTCGTCTGCAGTTGGCGGGCCACCTCGGCGATGCCGACGAACTGCCCCTGCGCGTCGAAGAAGTCGAGGCCCAGCCGCGCCATCGCATCAGCGGCCTCGTCGGACTGCGGCACCAGACGCTGCAGCATCGTCTTGAGCGAAGTCCCCGCGTCGGAGCCGACCAGGGCGCTGTCGGCGAACATCGACAGGACGCCGACCGTCTCCTCCATCGACAACCCGGTCTGCTTGGCGACCAGGCCACCCTGGCGGAGAGCGTCACCGAGCTGGCCGACATCAGCGGCCGACTTGTTCGCACCCGCGGCCAACACGTCGGCGATGTGTGCCACCTGATCGCCGCCGAGACCGAACACGTTCATCGCCTGCGCCGAGATCGTCGCAGCATCGGCCAGGTCGAGCTGGCCGGCGGCGGCAAGGCTGAGCGATCCGGTGAGAGCACCGCCGAGAACATCGGAGACGGAGACGCCCGCCTTGACGAGCTCGGCCTGGGCGTCAGCGGCCTGCGACGCCGAATAGACGGTGTCAGCACCCGCCTTCAACGCTGCGTTACGCAGCGACTCCATCTCTGCAGCCGAGGCGTTCGCCACCGCCCCGACGCCGGACATCGCAGCGTTGAAGTCGCTCGACGTCTTGACCGCCGCGATGCCGACGACGCCGAGCGCTGTGGCAGCCACGGCCGACGAGCGGGCGATGTCGCCCATCACCGTCTTCACGCCCGATGCCGCCACCCCGGCCATACCGGCCGACGCCTTCTTTGCACCCTCGGCGACATCGGTGGCGAACTGCGACATGTCGCCCCGAACATCGACCCACACGGTCCCGGCCTGCGCCATCAGTCACCCCTTCCCGAAGAACGACAAGCGCTCCTCCGGTGTGCTGTTGCGGAGCGACTCGGGCTCCGACGCTGACGGGACTGCCGACGCCGCGAACGGTGTCGGCATGGACTCGGCGAAGGTCAAGAACGCGGCCAACATGGCCGGCTCACGATCACCGAGTGCGACCAGACCGTGCAGCGGCTGCCCGGTGCGGACAGCCGCTGCGATCAGTCGGTGGGTTGCTGATCCGGGGCCGACGAAGGGTCCACGTCGTCACGCCCCACCTGGAGGTCGTCGATCGACTCCAGCCACTTGTCGAGGGACCTGCCCTCGTCGCGGCGCAGCTGCATGTAGCGCCACGCCCCATAGAACGCCCACTCGGAGCTGAGCGTGACGATCTCCGACCACGGCTTGCCGTGCTCCTGTTCCTGCTCGCGGATCACGGTCGGCAGGAGAGGGACGTCCTCGACGTCCCCTCCTGCCGTCGTGAAGCGGATGCGGATGCTCACGCGCTCATCCCGACCCAGTTGGTCAGCGCGTACCAGTTGCGGACACCGCCGCCGGCGACCAGGCAGTCGAGGGTGATGGGCAGGTCCGCCGATCCGGTGCGGATGAAGTTCGACTCCGGGCTGTTGGACACCATCGCCCGACGCAGCACGAACCGCCAGATCTGGTCGCCGTCGAACAGGTCGAGCACCGCCGAGAACTCGTTGATGTCCTCCGGTGCCGGCGGCTCGTACTTCCACACTCCCGACGCCGGCGACGTGATGGTGCCGCCACCGAACGAGGTGGTGACCGTCTCCCGGTTCCACTCACGCAGGTTGAACGTCGCCTGCGCGAGCTCATCGGTGACCAGGGTGCGCACGTTGCCACGCTCCTGGTGCACCTGGATGCCCTCGGTGGTCCGAGTCGTCGTGAACTTCGACCCGTCCGGCGACGTGTAGCCGAGGTCCTTGAACGCCGCGTCGAGGTTCAGCGTCGACGGATCCGTCGGAAGGGCGGTCGGCAGGGTGGTGCCGAGGGGTGCCGTCGAGATCCGGAGGTTTCCGGCGACGAGGATGTTACTGGGGTCCTGTGCCATGACGGCACCTCCTTGCGCCTGATGGCGCGACAAGGACCCGCGCTACGGCGGGTCGAGGTTGGGTTTCGTCCCGCGTGGCGGGCCGACAGGTTCGGTCAGATGTGCGTCGTGAGACGCAGCGATGACCGATGGCGAGCGACGGTCTCGGCGGTGTCGTCCCATCCCTCATGGATCGGGCCGACCACCGCACTGGTGACGGTCACAGTCGCCGTGTTCACGGTGTGGGTCCCGACGAGTCGAGCCGCCACGACCGCAGCCAGGGTCGACATGACCCGCTCAGCGGTCGCCTCGTCGTCGGCGAACACATCGAGCTGGAACAGGGGATCGTGCAGGTACCCGCCGGTCTCCTCGATGGGACCGCCGGCCGTTCTCGCGACCCGCACTGCCGGCCACACCTTCGCCGCTGGGAGCTTGCTGTAGACACGGGTCGATACGAGCGCCGCCAACTCCGGCTGCGCTCGCAACCATCCACACAGCCACGCCTTCCAGTTCGAGGCGGTGAGCACCGGCAGCGTCATCTCTCCTCGAACCTCCCCGCGGCATCGGCGGCGTGACGCAACGGGGCTTGCGGCGACTGCCGCGATGACCCCCACTCGATGATGTGGCCGGCGAAGTCGGTCGTCTCCGCGCCGACGCCTCGCTGGTCGTCGAACACCCGCAGGGATCGGGCGTATCCACCGGTGTCGGTGTGCACGTCGTCGCGGGCGTCGCGGATGATCCCAGCCGCCACACCGGCACGCTCAACCTTCGTGGCGTCAGCGAGGATGGTGTCGAGATTCGGAGCAGGCTGGAACCGGCTCACGACACGCTCCTCACCGTCGCCTCGATGTGCGAGGCGCACCGAGCGAACGGGTCCCACACTGATTCCGGTGGACCGTCGAACTCGTACTCGGCGCCGTGGTCGTCGACGAAGCGGTCGATGCCAGCGACGTTCGTCGATGCAGGCAGATAGAGCCTCCACGCACCGACCTGCCATGCGTCTGGCGCTCCCGTCTCGTCCCGGCGCAGTTGCTGCAGCTCGTAGTGGACCGACGTCTCCACCTCGATCTCGACCTGGTTGCCGTATGCGTCTGTGACGCTCGGCGACTCGGTGACCGACAGGAGAGTCCCGATCCTGGTCATGAGGCGTTCCGGCGATATCACACGTCACCTCCTGCGAGCAGAGCCGAGTTCCGCTGCTGATCGTGATTGTCGGGATCGGCTGCGTGGGGATGCCACAGGTGCACGCCTGGACCATCGAGACGGATCAGCGGGCCGAGCGCTCCGGCGGCGGCGTTGGCGAAGGCGAAGTCCTCACATCCCCAGTCGACGTACCGCTCGTCCATGCCGCCCGCCTTCCACCACGCATCGGGAGTGATGGCGACGACGCCCCCGACGGAGAAGTCGACCAGCTCGTCGACGGGATCGAGCGTGAACGGGTCCGCTCCGCCGAACGCCTCAACCGTCCGGGCCTTCGATAGCGGCCGGTATCGGCTGAAGCCGATGACCAGCCGCCCCGACGATCGAGCGATCTCCGCCGCCTCGATGTATGCGGTGGCGGGGAGGATCATGTCGGCGTCGTGCAAGATGACGACATCGGCGTCGGCGCAGCGGACGGCGAGATTCCGGGACCCGGCTCGCGAGAAGACGTCGGCGCCGTCGTCGTAGGGCACCGGGTCGAACCCGGCGCCACGCAGGTGGATCTGGACGTACGCGAACGCCTGCTCACGCCACGGGTCACCAGCCCGCCACGGGATCCCGACATGCACGTTCACAGTCGGTCCAGCCATGAGATGAACGACTCGAACCCGGCCAGGTAGGACCGCTGCGGACCCGGCCCGTACCGGTCGTCGTATCGGGCGTTCGAGCAGTCCCGTGCCAGCACTCCGGTCGGTTCTGCCGGGTTCGTCACGATCTCAGCGTCCGAACCGACGATGCCCAGGCACAGCTCGGCGATCTCCCGGCACGTCACCGCACCCTCAGCGCCGACGTTCACCGGCCCGTCGTAGGTCTCCGACGTCGCGATGGCGATGATCCGCTCAACGGCGTCATCGACATGCAGATAGGACCGCATCTGGGAGCCGTCGCCCCACAGCTCGAGGATCCCCGTCTCCCGTGATGCGATCGCCTTGGTGGCAACCGCCGCCGGGAACTTCATGCGGCGCCCGCTGTGCTCCTGGAGTGGCCCGAACACGGTGTGCAGCACACCCACACGCCCGCCCGGAACCTTGCTGAAGATGCGCAGGCCATGCAGCTTCTCGGCGCCGTAGAGGGCGTCCGGGGTTCCCTGGCCGATCATGTCCTCCGACAGCACCGGCGGACACCCAACCGTCTGCTGCAGCTCGATCGGATACGCGCACGCCGACGACGCATAGAAGGTGCGGGGCGTCTCGCAGATGACCGCCGCCTCGGCGACGTTCGCGGTGATGCGCCCATTGCGCAGGGAGGCGCCGAGGTCGGCGTCACTGTGGAAGTAGCCGACCCCACCCATGTCGGCAGCCAAGTGGAACACGACGTCAGCGCCATGCATCGCCCGCACGGTGTCCGTCGGTGATCGCAGATCTACTCGACGGCATCGCACGTCAGGTCTGCGCCATGCGGGGAACTCGACGTCGACGGCGGTGACGTCCGCGCCCAGCTCGTCGAGACGACGGCAGAGGTTGGAGCCGATGAACCCGCCGCCACCGAGGACCGTCACCGACTGATCGAGCACCACAGGTCCCTCCTCGAGTCGTACAGAGCGGAGTCGGCGGCTGCGGTCACCTGCGTCTTGTGTGCGGTCGCATCAACGGTGCCCTTCGGCGACCAGGCGTTGATGTGCTCCACGACCGACTCGAGGCACGGCCGGTACCGTGAGCGCATCTTGGCGGTGGCGATGAACTCGGTGTCGGTGTATTGGTGGCCGTACCCGTCGAACAGGAAGGATCCTGGGCCCTGGTCGACAACGCCGCCGACCTCGTCGAGGTAGCGACGGTCGACGAGGTAGTGCGTCGCGTGGTAGCCGGCGAGGACGAACGGGTTGAGCAGGTCGTTGGTCCCGACGACCTGCACCCATCCATCCATGTGGGCCAGCGCTGCCCGATCCCATCCGGGATGGAACCGGAGGTCGTCGGCGCCGGCGAACAGGTAGTCGGCGCCGCTGGCCTCATACGCTGAATTGATGGCACCCGAGTAGTTGGGGCGGTGCACGTTGATGACGAGATCGGCGTCGAGGTGCTCAGCGGCGGCGATCGAGTCGGTGTCGTCGCGCTCCACCGCGAACACGACCCGGTGCTCCGTCTCGGTGCTGCTGGCGATGTTGGCCGCGACGTCCGCGAGTCGGTCGGGTCTGCCATAGGTCGGCACGAGCACGGCGATCACGCGCAGCCCTCCACGAGCTCGGCGAACAGGTCGAGGTCTGCGGCAGTCTGAGCGCAGACCTCCGCTGCCCGGGCAAACGCAGCAGCCGAGACAGCTGCATAGCGCTCCGGGTCGTCGAGGTCACGGATAGCAGCGATCCATCCAGCGAGATCGGAGCGGTCGACGAAGATCCCGGCATCACCGAGGGATTCACGGAGCCCGGGAGTCGGATGGGCGATGACCGGGATCCCCGAACACATCGCCTCGATCCCGGTCCGACCCCACGTTTCGGTTTCCGACGGCATGAGCAGGACGCGGGTGCGGGCGTAGACGTCGCCGACCATGTCCTGGGTGGTGGGGATGGTCTCGACGTTCGGTCCGACGACTCGCATCTGTCGGCCGTAGCCGCCACGCACACCCAAGAACCGATCATCAGGCATGGAACGGACGAGGTATCGGAACACCTCGCCGCCCTTCTCGGGCGACAAGTTCACCAGCGTGGTCCGATCACCCAGATCGGTCGAGTACGCCGCTGGATCCACATGAGGTCGCACCACGATGCCGTCGCGGCCAGCGCGAGATGACTCGCTGTTCCACACAACGAGACCCGAATCCGCCACCCTGTCCGGAGACCCGTGGACCATCAAGATGTGCGGTAGGCGAGCTTTCGCGCACGCCGCCCTGACACCCGAACGGGTGTCACCGTGATGGGACACCACCACGTCATAGCCAGCGAGAGACCTGTCCCACCGACCGAGCACCTGGACCCCGTCGAACGCATAGCCGAGCGGGGCGAACACGGTGGCGACGTGCACCTCGTGGCCTCGATCGACAAGACGTCGGAGACACTCATGGGTCGACATCCACGCCCCGACCCGCGACATCGGCGGGTAGAGCGGAGTGACGGCAAGAACCTTCACGAACTCTCATACAGCGGAGGCCCGCCGGTGAGCCACGCGCCACACGAACAGAACGTGGCCCCGAACACCAACGAGCACACGTCCGAGTGGTTCCCGGACACCTGCGTGTTCACCGTGTCGATCGAGAACGCACCACTGGAGCCGGCGTCCTGCACGATCTTCTGCAGTTGGTCGATCTCCGACTCGGTGAAGAACGATCTGCTCCGCGCCGTGTCGATCGTCTCCGACGCCGACCCGAGCTGCTTGGTCTGCACGACACCGGAACCAGCGTCGTTGCGGCGCAGCACCGCGCCGCGCAACACGGCCTTGACCTGGGCTCGCTGTCGATCCGACAGCTCATCCTCGTCGGCCAGAGCCGGAGCCTCCAGCACAGCGAACTCCGTCGCGTCCTCGATGAGCGCGAGCGCCTTCACGACCTCGATCGAGGCGAAGGGCTCGAGGTCAGAGGGAATCAGGAACGCCATGCTGGAGGCTCCGTCCGCTCAGGAGCTCGACGGATCGGTGATGACGGCGAACGCACCGATGTTGGCGATTCCCCAGCCGTAGACGACCTCGGCGCGGAACGCGATCTGGTTGTTCCGCTTCAGGTCGCCCTGGCCGTCGGGATCGCCGTACTCGATGAGCTCGAGTCCGATGCGCCGCTGCACACCCCACTGGATGGCGGAGAAGTCGCCGACGAAGGCGAAGATGCCCGTGCTGTCGTCGCTCACACCCGAGGCGCTGACGGTGCGGGACACCGAGGCGCGGTGGCCTTCCAGCACGGACGCTGCGGTCTGCATCGACAGCTCGGGGTACCGCTTGATCCCATCGGTGGTGCGGGACGTGGCGAACTCGGCCGCGAACAGCGGGTCGAGTGCGATGTCGGACGGGATGCACGAGTTGGCGAGCACGAGGCGGTCGGCATCGTCGATCGCCTCGTACGGCTCGCCGGAGGCGGCGACCGAATCGGCGTCCGACAGCGTCTCCGTCATGGCCACCACGGTGGCACCTGACGCCGGGTTGATCCCGTGGAACACACCGAAGTCGAGGGCACGGGACAGGGACGGCTGGATCAGGCTCAGCACCTGCTCCACGGCCTTCAGCTGGTGGTCCTCGTCGGCCCACTTGACCTCTTCGGTCATGCGCACGGTCTTGTGGAACTTGAACGGCTTCACCGTCTTGACCGTGGGCACGACGGTGGACGGGCCCTTGTTGGCGCCCTCACCGACGTACTCGGCCTCGCCGATGTCGAACGTCATCGTGTGTCCCTGCCCGAACTTCATCGGGATGGATCCGCTCAGCGTGGCGACGGTCGAGCCGCCCTGCACCTTGCCGAGCCAGGGATCGAGGATCTGATCGGGGATCTCCAGATCCCCCGTGTCCATTGCAGCCATTTGGATGGCCTCCTATGTGGTTGGTGCCCCGTTGAACAACTGGCGGGTCAGTTCCCGCATCGGGTCGCTCTTCGGTGGCGGTGGCGTCGCGCCCTCGCGGGGCGTCGGTTTGCCGTGCTTGTAGGGAGTCGTGGCGCTCCGGTCGGCGAGACGCTTCGCGCGCGCCTCGATCTCGTCCTCGGTGCCGGTTCCGAGCAGGTCGACGTCCTCGATGTCGAGACCATGCCTCAATGCTGCACGGAGCTGGATGAGCTCAGCATGCATGCCGTCGGCGCGGGCGGTCTCGGCGGCCAGGTCGTCGGCAGCCTTCTGTCGGCCCGTGTTCGCTGCGTCCTTCAACGACTTAAGTTCGCTGCGGGTGGCTTCGTATGCCTTCAGCAGCGGGTGGTCGTCGGGGACCCGGATGGGCGCAGTCGGTGCTGCGTGCTCGGGGGTGGCCGGTTCGGCCTGAGGTGCACCCGGTTCGGGTGCTGCTGGTGCGTCAGGCATTCGCCAGACTCCTTGCTGTTGTGCCCGGTGCCGTTTCGGCGGCGGGCGAGAACTCATGTATGTGCAAGCATCCAGTTGTGGACGCGGGCCTGTTCGGCGTCGCTGACACCTCGAGCGCTGCCGGCGAACGGCTTCACTGGCACTGGGCGGCCGCCCCAGGCGGGGACGGCGATGCACTTGCAGTGGTCGTGGGCGCCGAAGTCGGCGGTCTCGGCGCGGTAGACGGCGCCGCGACCGATGAGCATCTTGCAGAAGTTGCACTCACCGGCACCGGCTCGTTGCCAGCCCCGAGCGCTCGGATCGTGCACCGCCGAGTAGGTGACGGTGTCGCGGCCGACGTTCATGACGATCCGCTGAGTGCCACCTTGAGCCCGTGTGATGACGGTATCGATGGTGGATGGATCATCCGCGAGCGGACGAGTTGCCCACTCGGCGAGCGAGTCAGTCCGACCAACATCCGGAAGCTCACCAGCGACAGCCCGGAACCGTCCAGGTACCTCGAGAGCGGAACGGACCTCGTCATACCAGTCGGCCGCGAGCGCACCGGCTGCGTCGCCGTACACGGACACGATGTCGGGCAGCGCCTCGGTCAGCATCCGCTCGGCGGCACGGCGACTGGTGACGCCACTGAGGAGCGATGCCACCTCGTCCTGCGCTGCCGCGGCCAGGTCGGCGAGGTCAGCCCTGAACGGTTCGATCGGCAGCACCGGTCACCACCAGTTCTCCCGCCTCGCGCGCCCGACGGATCGCGGCCAGCGATGCACTGCCGTTCAGTCGGCGACGCTCCGCCATTGCCGACTCGATCTGCTGAGGCGTCAGACCGAGCAGCTCGAGCCCGACCGCAGTCTCGGCCAGCCAAGGCACGGCGCCCAACTGCTTGGCGCCGGCATCAGCCTCAGCTGCCTTCGACAGGTATACCGGGCTCCGCCATTTCGGTGCGATCGACCGCCACGACTCTGGCACCTCATCGAGCCCGTTCGCGATCTGCAGTCCGCGAACCGTCGCACGACGGATCGGCAAGGACCAATCGTCGGTCGTGCCCTCGGCCTCTGCGATCAGATCCTCCCTCGACGCCACATAGGAGTCGGCTGATACAGGGTTCGACTGGTCCGACACGCCGAGCGACGTCAACGGGATGGACGTCTCTCCGGCGAACAGCTGCGCCTGCTGCTTCAGCTGCATGATGTGTGGCTCAGGAGACGATGCCCGGAACTGCTTCACGTCGGCCCTGGGTTCGGCGGCGTCATCATCATCGGGGATCGCCTTGATGCGCCCCAGCATCACCTGCCAGGCAGCGGACCGCGACCCGTCCGCTTTCGTGAAGATGCTCTCATCGGCTCCGAGCAGCCACAGCTCCGGGTAGCTGTAGATGTCAGCGTGCCCCTCCATGCGGACCACGGTGCGCAACGCCTGGTCATGCAGCGACATGACCGTCCGCGAGATCCGGGACGCACCGAATGGTCGCCACGGCGCCGGCTTGTAGACCAGCGCCTCGACCGGAACACCGAGGTTGTGCTCAACGCGATCGACGAGGACCCAGCGACCTTCGACCCTCTCGATCGGCATCGTCACGCCGTCGAGGTACAACACCACGGCAGTCAGGTTGCCATCTTCGTCGCGGCCGGTGATCGACACGAGGTTGTCGAGTGTACGGCGGCGAGTGTTCCAGTCGCCCGTCGCGCTCAACGCGTCCTTGACGTGCAGAAGCGATGGCGGCTCACCCTCGGCGCCGACACCATTGATCAAGAAGGCCGGGCCGAACACCAACGACGACACCATCGCGGCCTTCATCTCAGCCAGCAACTGGTTATCCTCGACGAACTCCGAGTAACCGAGGTCGTCGAGGGTCCCGTCAGCCCACACGAACCCGTCGAGGTTGCAACGGCGGGCGAGCGCATCGACGGCCTTGGCTGACCATCCGAGGACGATCCCGAGGTTGAAGTACTGCGGTGGGATCACCGTGCCGACCTGGCGGATCGCCCGCTTCCCGTCGTAGTACGATGACCGCAGAAGGTTCCGTAGCGACTGCTGTTCGAGCTTCTGAAGCAGCCGGTTCAGCGTGGCCTGGTCGTCGTCGTCCAGTCCGGCGACGGTGATGGTCTCGAAGGTCGTCACGACAGCATCACCGCCCTCCTGGTCGAACCCTGCACCGCATCACTGCGCTTCGCCGTGACGGCGCCGTAATGGGCGAGCACCGCCGCTTCCGCCAACGTGACCGACGTGTCATCCATCGACTGGATGCCGAAGCCGCCAGCCCTCCCGATCGGTCGCCGCATCGAGGCGCCGATTGCCCCGGTCAGCACGTCGTCATCGATGTGGGTCACCGTGCCCTCGGCGACCGCCGTGACCATGCCAGCAGTCGCCGTGACCGCCTGATCCGCCGTGAGCTCAACCAGGCGTCGGCCACGCACCCCAGCGCGACCGAGCGCCTTCACGAACGCCCCCGCCCCCGCCTTGCCGTCCACGACGACACCAGCAGCACCACCCCAGCGGGCACCGATCCACTCGACGAGCCACCGAGTCCCGTCAACCACCTGTCGATGGGCAACACCCTCGACATGGATCGTGTCACCAGAACGGACAGCCACCGCCAAGGCGACCGTCTGACCATCCGGAGAGAACTTGATCCCATACGCCGGCGCCCCAGATGTCGGGACCTCGTCAGCGCCCACCTCGAGCGCCGCCCATCGACCCATGTCGAACGCGCACGACGCCTTCCGGAAGTCGTCCCAGATGCCGAGCCCCTCACGACGGAACGAATCCGCCGTGAGCTTGCGCTGCAGTCGCAGAATCGATTCCGCCGGCGTCCGCGTCGGGAACGACGGATTTCCCTTCGCCCACTGCTTCCGGTCGTTCGGATCAGCATCAGCATCAGCGCCGAACTCGATCCACGCCGCATCGCGCAACGTCCCCGCCCACGCCTCAGCGCGCATCCGGGCGAAAGCCTCCGACGGGTCATCCGGTCGAGGTGGCGTGCCGATGAAGATCGCCAGCCCGAACAGGCTGGTGTTCATCGTCGCGAGCTGAGCGTCGAGCGCCTTGTCCGACATGATCTGCGCCTCATCGGAAACGATCACGTCAACGCCGGGGATACCTCGACCGAAGCCACGCTCACGGGCACCGAACAAGATCCTTGACCCGTTCAGAAACCGGATCTCCTCATCGCCGGACCCGGTGAACACCTGAGCGATGAAAGCGGCGACCTTCGACCGTTTCGCGAACGCCTGCATAGCCAGGAACGTCTCACCGTGGGTCCGAGCGTGGTGCGCAGACCAGATGACGAGCAGCCCCGGCCGCAAGATGCACAAGGCGAACACCATCGCCCCGACGAGGTACGTCTTGCCGACCTGACGAGGCAGCGACATGCCGACCCCGCCGATCATCGAGGCGAACTTCCCGTCGGACCGCTTCGCCAGGATCAGGCGCCCCGCAGCATGCTGCCACGGATCGAACTCCACACCCATCTTCTGCGAGCAGCAATCCCGTACGGCAGGCCAGCCCGTCGAGGTGATCCCGTCAGGAGCGACAACCTTCCGAGCGATCTCAGACAGCCTCGGCGTCCCATGCTTCATCTGGGGTTGGGCCATCGCCGACCTCCTCGGCAGCCTTCGCGTCGATCACCTCGATCTCCTTGGTGATCTCCATCAGCCGTCGCGTCAGTGCAGCCAAGTCCCTGGCCGGAGTCGACGGCGACTCGACGTCCTGCGCCACCCGGTCACGCATCGCCACCAGCAGGTCACGCTGCGAGCCCTCCGCCGCTGCCTGAGTCACCGACAACACCTTCCGGCTACGGGGCCCGGACTTCTCACCGGGCTTCACCGCCCGCAGCCGAAGCTCAGACATCGGACAACCTCCACGTGGGAAACGCTCATGGATAGATCAGCCCT